AAGACCTAAAATGATGAAAAGGATATATAAAGATAAAGATATTCTTTATGGAACACAATCTATTTTCTCAGAAGGTATTTCTTTAAACTGCTTAAGCTGCTTACTTTTAGCTACTCCCGTTAATAATGACCCTTTGTTAACACAATTAATCGGGAGAATAATAAGACAAGAAGAAGGTAAGAAAAAACCAGTCGTAATAGATATTAACTTGAAAGGTAATACAGCCCGTAGACAAGCGAATAATAGGTTAGGATACTACATGAAACAGGGATATGTCATTAATCACCTTTGAAAATTTAGTACTTGACACCGAGTTAATTTTTTGGTATAATAGATGGTAAGATATGATTGGAAAAAGATATTAAAAGTGACGAAAGGCAGTATAGTTGATATATTGTTAGTAGTACATACACTTACTTATAATCTTACACCCAAAAACTATCGTGATCCATTATATAAATATTGGAATAAAGACTGGTCTGGAAATAGTTTTTTGATAACTCCTGAAGCTATTTTCGAGAAAAGACCACAATTTTCTGATCGAGAATGGGCAGAATATATAGCTGTAGCAAGCTATAGAAATTTGAACTCCTACTACGAAAACAGAAAAACAACACTAGACCTTTTGCACAATCCTGTGCCTGAGGTCATAATAAACAACAACAGACTACTTAAAATTGAGAATGGAGTTATACATTTTAGATTTGAGAAGTCACCTTAAATGGAGAAAACAAATGGCTATAAAATTTGGTCAGCTTGAAGGTAAAGCTAAAAAGTCAAGCATAGTACAATTTCAGTATAAAGATGGTGATAATATTGTACGTATGGTAGGCGACATCCTTCCCCGATATGTTTATTGGGTTAAAGGAGAAAACAATAAAAATATTCCTATGGAATGTTTGTCTTTCAACCGAGACACAGAAACCTTCGACAATAAAGAAAAAGACTGGGTGAGATCATACTACCCAGAAATGAAATGCGGTTGGTCTTATGCAATACAATGCATTGATCCTGCAGATAAGCAGGTAAAAGTCCTAAATTTAAAGAAAAAGTTGCTAGAACAGATAATGTTAGCAGCAGAGGATTTGGGCGATCCTACAGATCCAGAGACTGGTTGGGATATACACTTTAAAAGAGTTAAGACTGGTCCAATGGCGTTTAATGTAGAGTATCAACTACAAGTTCTAAGATGTAAAACTAGAGCTTTAGATGAAGAAGAACAAGCAGCTTGCGCTGAATTGAAATCAATGGACGAAGTTCTTCCTAGACCTAGCACAGACGCACAAAAAGAATTACTGGATCGTATTCGTTCTTTAGGAAGTGAAACTCCTGAAGACGTAGCTGAAGAATTTAAAAATGGTAACGGTAAGAAACAACCGTGGTAAACACCATCCTATTCACAGCAGACTGGCACTTGAAGCTGGGACAGAAAAATGTCCCAGTTACTTGGGCTCGTAATAGGTTTAGACTGTTTATAGAACAGTTAAAAGAGTTAGAAAACGAAGCAGATTTACATATAATTGGAGGCGATCTATTTGATAGAGTACCTTCAATGATAGAATTGGAGTTATATTTTGAATTTATAAGTGGAGTTGGTATTCCAACATTAATATTTGATGGAAACCATGAAGCAACAAGAAAGGGAAAAACATTTTTCACACAGTTAAAGAGTGCTACAACGGAATTAAATTCGTTGGTAGAAATAATTGACGAAAAATACATGACGGATCAATTTGGTATCCTCCCCTATTGTGAGTTACATAGGAAGTGGCACAGTAAACAATATAATATAAGGCAACCGCTATTTACTCATGTTAGGGGAGCGATACCTCCACACGTAAATCCTGAAGTTGATTTGAGAAGGTTTGCACCTTTTCCAATCGTATTCGCAGGAGATTTACATAGCCATTCCAATACACAATTAAATATTGTATATCCTGGAAGTCCTATGGCTACACAATTTCATAGAACAAAAATAAAAACAGGCTACTTGCTAATTGACACAAGCTCGTGGAACTGGAAGTGGCACACCTTCAAACTTCCACAATTAGTGAGAAAGACAATAAGTGATCCAAAGGA